ATGCCCCCGGGATGACGGACTAGGTTTCCCACTGAAAGCCGATCGCGATCGACGAGCGCGAAACGTCCTACCCCACACTTAGCCAGTTCGAGTGCGACGTGTGCACCACCTGTGCCAAGACCAATAAACAGAACTGATTTGTCCGCAAGAATAGTGGTTTCCAGTATGCCCGAACGACGGGTGGAGAGTTCTGGCTGAACGTCGGCAAACACGGCAGAAATCGATTGTTCCGAACGGTTCCCCAAAGCGTGATACGAGGAACCGTCGGGTGCAACGAAATCGGAGAGGCCGGCCTCCGATTTCTCAATCGGACTTAGGTAGATGCGGAACGTTGTACTGTCGGCGGTAACACTACGGCCCACAAGCGCAATAACCCCTTGCACGATCGTGGCGGACGGTAGCGGGCCGAGCTCGCACTGCGTCAACGCGTCCCCGTCGTCCCATGAGCTGAATCGACACTGCATGCTGCCATCGGTGACGAGCCGATGCCAATTATGCCGCAGCCACACGCTTGAAACGGTGGCTACAGCGAACATATCGGCGTCGTCGGCCGTGATGTTAAGTGCGCGAGGGGCCTGCGTCCCTTCAGCAACTGCCACAATCGTCCGTTTTGTCTTGTCGTAGACGAGCTTTGTCTTTCCCTGCTTTCGTTGGGCAATCGCCTGCATCGCGTCGCGAATCATCTGTTGTTGAGGATCATTTGTATTCATACTGTCTCCGCCATAGTGCCGACGAATTCCGAGAGATTTCGGCCAGTCGCCAGATGCTGTTCGTAGGCCTCAAGCCAAATCAGACCTTTCAAGAAGACCTTGAAAAGCAGGATGCCTGAATGCCATCGTGAATCTCGCCAGTGACAAATCTGCACCATCCCGTTCGAAGACGGCTCCAAAGTATGCATGTAGTGCGAGACTCCCAGCGACACCAATGTCCTGCCGTCTCGCATAAGGAGCGGCAAAGGGTCCGTAACGTACATCAAGGGACGCTGACGAGGAAACCCGCCGGGGATCGTGATGTAGAGCCCATACCGGCGCCCGGAATTCGATGTAGCATAGCCCGAAGCGTAGTATGTATCGCTCGTCTGGTTGTAGTACACGCCGAACTGCGTGAATCCTTCCCTGAGCAGTGCCTCGTGTTCGAGGGAAAGTCGATGGCGTTGTTCAGTCGTCCACATAATCGTTACCCTCCTTACTCGCCTTGGCGGATTGGAAAACCTTGGCAATTCCAGCGATGTCTGCGGCGACGAGGTCCACGGATTTTTTCAGGGGCTCCGTCGTGCCGGACGTCCGGTTCATGCGATGAACATCCAGGACCGTCATCGGCCACGCCGCACCTAAAGCAAAGGCCAAATATTCTGTGCCCCTCAGTCGTGCTACGAGGATCGAACCGAACCCCGTGATGTGGTGCTCCACCTCATCTCCACTTTCACATTGGAGAGCCCCCGCAAGCTGCAAAAGAGTTTTCTCGCGAGTGACCGAATCAACGTCCGACGACGCCTCCAAAGTCGGCGGCGCAACTTCCGATCCAATGCGGATTCGCTGCACGGGGACCTTTTCCCACGCGGCCAGGTCTTGTTCGGGCAGTACCTTCCGGCTGATTAGCGCTTGGCGGATCGGGCTCAGGCCGGGGAGCACCTTCAGACGCAGCGGCAGTGGATCGTTGTTTCGCATGGAGAGGTCGTAGAGCCAGGGATGAAGTCTGACTAACGGCTCGCCACGTGTACCTTCCAGCGTCACAATAATCTCTGCCATAGCCGTGAACTGGTTTCGCGCGGCTAAACTGACGATGCGCTTTTTATCACCCCCGCTGGGAGAAGAGAGTCCTAATCGGTGATGCGAGTGCCAATCGCCGAAATAGCGCAGCGCCCAATCGTCTGCGAGGACTCCACTGAGCTGCCGCAAATAGTCGACATCCAGGCGAAAGTGTGCGTTGTTGCGCTCAGCGTTCGGGCCGGCCTTCGTCGCAAGAAGAATCGTCGGTGCTTCGTTCCATCGTCCAAATAGATCGCCCCCGGTCTCTATCGACCAGGCCGACGCCTCTGCGGCGATGGCTCGCAGTTCCGATTCCCAGATCAGCAGCAAGCCAGTCGGAACCTTGGGTGGCGTGCGGCGGCTCGTGAGGCGAGCGAGGCGTTGAATCAACATGTCGGACTCCGGCGATGAACGCAGAGAACGCAGAAGAGAGATCAGATGCGGCCTTTCCTCGATCCACTCTCGAAGATCAGGAGTTATCCTGACGTCAGTTGCGTCGAGCTCTTCGGAGGGAATCCCCAGAGCCGACGCGATCTTGGCCTTGAGTTCCACACTCGGAATGCGACGAGAGGCTTCAATGTCCGCGACATACGCCGGCGTTACTCCGATTCGCGAGCCGAGTTCCCTGAGTGACCATTTTCGAGCGAGACGACGATTCTTGATGATTTCTGCGAACTCTGCCACAGTTCAATCGTGACAGCATATGCATACATTGTCAATTATGGGATCATACTATTTATTATCTACACTTTACCATTCCATTGGCCCGGACCTACGAACATTTCGCGAACCGTGAATAAGCTGACGGAATTATCTCGGCGTGTTTGACCTGGCTGGTTTCGATACCTATGAGCCATCGCGGCCACCTTCACAGCTCATAACTAAATGCTGAGGTGGTACGGTTCTGCACGCTTCAAAGCACGCATATCTGTCACATTCTTTCAAATAAGGTCCCTTTCGCGGGGATTTGTACCGAGAAGTCGGCATCTGTCCAGAGATCGTGAAGTTATTTATTTGCGAACCTTATGGAGCCCTTTTCGAATGCATTAACGGAGCTGCCGTTCGAGAAACGGGTCTAAATTATTGATACACCTCGGAGCATAGAATTCTGCCTATCCCACTCAATCGGAATGTTGTTGGCTAGGTCTTGCAGCGTCAGTTCGGTGCTGCATTTATTGTTAAGGATTGCTTCGACTACGCTGGGACTGAGCGATGCGCATCGGAGAATATTCTTCACATAGCGCCGGCTCACACCATGAAGCCTGGCCAAGTCTGGGATGCCGGTTGCCTCACCAGAGATGATTTGGTTGTACCAGAGCCGCGCGCGTGCGATGGCACGAATGATCGCTATTGTGCTTCTCGTGGGGTCGGACTGATGGTTTCCAAGGATAAGGCGTAGTTCGTTGCCATGGCGTGATTGTTGGAAGGGACACAAGAGTGTGTAGATGTGGGTCTCGCGGTTGCCGCTTATTCCTTGATTTGCTTGAAGCGAATTTGCCGGCTTTTCTGGCAGGGCCTGGAACAGGGCCCACACATTCACTCGGATTTCAATTGAGTCGTAATGAACGATGACACGCTGGATGACCGCCTTCAGGAAGCATTCTCGATCTTTCAACGAAAGCGCCTCCCAGTCCAAAGCCTTCCGCCGTGTCTGCTTCAGCAAGAGGTCGATACTACGCACCTTTATGCCGAACCCTTTTACAGCACCTAGTACCTCCTCCGGCGATCGCAAGAAATCTAGAACCCGCGCTATCACGGCACGCTCAAGTTCGTGTGCGGGGATGCGGGCAACCTCTGTGCGGTTGTCTGCTTTTCGAATGACCGCTTGAGAAGTGTAGTAACGATAGCGCTTGCCAGCCTTGTTGGAATGGGTGGGCGTAAAACGGTTGTCGTTCTGATCAAAGACGATGCCAGTCAGCAAGCTCACCTTAGTCGCCCGCGCTTTTCGGCAGTTGCCTTGACGATTTTCGACAAGCATTTGCTGGACCTTATCCCACTGCTCTCGTTCTATGATCGCCTTGTGATCGCCGGCGTAAACGGCGCCCTTGTGAAATATTTCGCCGGCGTAAAGGTGGTTCTTAAGAATCTTGTAGAGAGCGCCGCGCGAGAAGAGCCCTCCCCCGCTCTGCTTGCATTTTGAGATCCGGTTCTTGCTGCGCACTGGTCCCTGGTCCAAATGCTCTTTCAGTGCGGAGACGCAGCCAAGTCGCAGATACTGACTGTAGATCTCACGAACTCTTTCTGCCTCCTCGGAGTTGATGTAAAGCTTGCGATCGCGCAGGTCATAGCCGAGAGGTACAGACCCGCCCATCCACATGCCCTTTTGCTTTGAGGCAGCGATCTTGTCCCGAATGCGCTCCCCGGTGACCTCCCGCTCGAACTGGGCGAACGACAAAAGGACATTCAACGTGAGCCTGCCCATCGAGGTCGTCGTGTTGAACTGCTGAGTGACGGAGACGAAGCTGACCTGTCTGGAGTCGAAGAGTTCAATAATCTTGGCAAAGTCGGCGAGGGAACGAGTCAGGCGGTCCACTTTGTAAACAACGACAGTGTTGATCTTGCCGGAGGCAATATCGCTCATCAGCCGCTTCAACGCAGGACGGTCCATAGTGCCGCCCGAGAATCCACCATCGTCGTACTTGGTGGTGAGCGCCTGCCAGCCCTCGTGGCGTTGAGAAAGAATGAAAGACTCACAGGCCTCGCGCTGAGCATCGAGCGAGTTGAAGGACTGCTCCAACCCCTCCTCAGAAGACTTCCTCGTATAGATTGCACATCGAATGCGTCCGCTCATGCCGCCCTCCGCGAATCGCGTTTCCTGAGCCCAAAAAAGGCTGGGCCTGACCAGCGGGTACCGGTAATCTCACGCGCGATCTCTGAGAGGCTACGGTAGTTGTGGCCCTTGTATTCAAGGCCTTGATCGAGAACGGCAACTTCATGTAACTGCCCCTGCCACTCGCGCACGAACCGTGTACCTGCCTTGGGATGCGCCACAGGGTTGCTGACAGGCCTCTTGCCGTTCATGAACTCTTCGGCCAGGGTCTTGAGCCGTTTTGCGGTCGATTGCTTCAGACCGCCTAACACCTTCTCCTGCAGGCGATAGGCAAGTATCGGAACCAAAAGCTCCCGGCGAAGCCGGGGATGGGGGAGCTTGCCAAAAAGCTCTCGCCATAGTTCGCGCAGAGCGGCTCGCTCCATTTTTGGGAACTGGTCAAGTTGATGTTTTAGGTCAAGTTTCATCTTTCCCTCCCGGTGGTTGTCGGGAGAGAGTCCCGGCAGCACTCTATTTCCGCTTGCCGGGGGCAAAGAGTCAAGCAAAATCTGCGCCTTAGGGGAACTCTGAGACTTCCGTAACATCATGTAAACACGATGTTTATGACCAGCCGATATACGCCTGAAAAGACATTGACTTCCGTAGAAGTCCCCGGATACTCAATATTCCAAGCGGCGCAAATAAATTGGATTACGCGCAAATGGATTGCCGAACTGCATCGGCTTGTATGGGGTTCTGGTATGTGGATAGGCGTAATTGGTCAAATAATCCAGTGCCTGCGAGGTTGAATCGACTTGATCATCATGCTTAGTTCCGGGAAAGCCCGTAATCTCCTGCACGTATTCATCGAGCCACGGCGCCTGTTTAGGCAAGTATACTCTGCCATTTTCGAACTTGATCGACTGCGCCGCTAGGCGCATCAGTTTGTCGCTGCCTTGCTTGGGGTTGTATGCCTCCAGGCACCAGATGTCTCCATATTTGAGTTCCTGAAGCATGGATGTGCCCGATCCCCTGTCCTCTATCAGAAGCTTCTCCGGATTATAATTCTCGAAAAGATCGAGAATTGCACGTTTCAGATCAGGGAAATTCAACCGCTTGCGGAAGACATCGAGCAGATAGAAATTTCCGTCGTGAGTTCCCCAGGTCGTGCAGACACTGTAATCGTTGCATTCTCCACCCTTATTCGCCGTGTCCCAGCTTTGCAGAGTGTAATCCATTTTTTCCGGCGCAGTTTCGTAGCGAATCCACTCCCGCTTGATCACGCCACCCTCACGCGATGCCGGGCTTTGTTGGTACTGGCTTTGAAAGTTGTATTCGCCAACAGCCTCACGGATATTTCGGTAGATTTCGATAGAGTCGCGCTCCGGATGCAAGGCCTCTCCTGCCTTGCGTTTGTAGAGATGGTTTCCCAGTGGGCCTTCGATAAGATAGCTCTCGTCCTGCTCGGCGATGGCAGGGAGCGATAGCATATCCCAGTGTTCGCGATCCGTTACCTCGCCAATGAGGTCCCCCTGGTGCAATCGTTGCATCACAATGATGATCACACCGTTCTCTTTGCTGTTCAGACGGCTTAAGAGCGTATTGAAGTACCATTCGTTTGCAGCTTTGCGGCGTGTCTCTGAGAGGGCGTCCTCAGGCTTAAGAATGTCGTCGATGATGATCACATCTGCGCCGCGGCCGGTAAGTACTCCGCCGACCGACGTTGACATGCGAAATCCCTGAGATGTCGTCAAGAATTCATTGACCGATTGTTTGTCTGGTGATAGGACCGTCCCAGGGAAGAGACGGCGATAGAATGAGCTGCTCATCAGGGTTCGGCAATCTCTAGCGTGTTTGTCTGCCAGGTCCTGTCCGTAGCTTACACAGATGATTTGCTTTGCAGGATCGTGCCCGAGCAGCCAGGCTGGAAAGGCGACGCTGGCGGCGTGGGATTTTAACGTGCGTGGAGGCAGATTGATGATCTGTCGTTTCGTTTTGCCGGTGCGGCATTTTTCCAGGGTTGAGGCGAGCAGTTCAATGTATATGCTGGCCATGAAGGTGGTTTGAGGGTTGAGCTCTAAGAAGGAGCGTTCGATGAAGCTCGTCAGGTCATTCCGGAGGATGACCTGATATTCGTCTGCAGAAAATCCGCTTGAAGCACTCATTACGATTCCTCTCACTCTGTTTCTGCGTTGGTGGATATGGTGTCGGCGCTGATACGTTCCATGCGCCGAAGAATGTTTTGCATAACCTGATGGTCCATCTCGTACTGGTTGAGTGGTGACACTCCCGCGTTTGTAACCTCTTCTGATCGTTGGACCAGAGAAAACAGTTCGCGTGCGACACGCAGTTCACCCTGCGCTACCTGGTTCCCAATTTGCATCATGGCTGCTTCGAGTTTGGTGACTGTGTGGGTTCAAAGTCCAACTCGTTCCTGATCGTGATGGGTCATATAATTCTCTAGCCGCTGCGGACGGCGCACATCGATCAGATAACGTCAAAGAGCGTGAGCCTGCAGGCTTTGGAACTCATGAAGTCCAGGGCCTGAGTCGTCGAGTCGACCTGATCGTCGAATTTGGTGCCCGGAAACCCCGTGAGTTCTCGAATGTAATCGTCGAGCCAAGGGGCGTTTGTCGGGAGCAAGACTTGGCCCGATTCAAATTTCATCGACTGCCCAGCCGTGCGCATGTACTTATCGCTGCCCGGTGAGGGCTGATATGGCTCGACGCCGTACAGTCCCTCCCTTTTGAGCTCCTGGATCAACGACGTACCGGATGCCTTGTCTTCGATGACAACCTTGCGCGGTTTGAACCGCTCGTATAGCTCCTTTGCCGCCCGCTTCAGAGTCGGAAAGGCCATCCGCATGCGATAGACGTGGAGCAGGTAGAACCGTTTGCCATCAATACCCCACGTTGTGCAGACGCTGAAATCGTTCAACTCGCCTGTTTTGTTGGCTGTATCCCAGCTTTGAACTACCATGCGAAAGTGCGGCAGCTCTTTCGGTGAATAGAATTTGAGCCAATCTCGCTTGATGAGCCCGCCCTCCCGAGGTATCGGGTTCTGCTGGTACTGGCTCTCGAAGTTGTACTCGCCGACAGTCTCACGGATCTTGCGGTAGGTCTCGACGGAGTCCCTTTCTGGGTGAAGCGCCTCACCTGTTTTGCGAGTAAAACTGTGTTCCCCGAAGAGGCTTCTATATGGATAGCACTCGTCGCTAGTTGCAATCGCCGGCAGTGAAAGCACCTCCCAGGGTTCGCGTTCCGTTACTTCCCCGACCAGGTCCTCCTGGTGAAGCCGTTGCATTACGATAACGATCACCCCGTGCTCTTTCGAGTTCAGGCGGCTCAGGAGGGTATTGAAGTACCAGTCGTTGGCGGCGCGG